AATGGCAGATGATAAAGTTTTATACCCAGAAACCATAGAAGATAACCCACTTCCCAATGAGGCCACAGGGGGCAACTATAAGACTTCTCAATCTACTCGTGGGGGAAGTTACTCCGCCCAAAAAACCAAAGACCAGAGCCTTCCTACTAGAAGAATAGCGGTGGAATTGTTAAGCTCCGCCCTAAACACCAGAACCAAGCGGATTCTAGGTGAGTTTGAATTTACTCCATCTGGAGCAATCCAGGTGGGCAAGTATGTAAGTGGGGTGTCGGGTGATCTTAGAATTAGCCCTAACGGTATCGCCGCCAGGGACGAATCAGGAGTATATACTTTTGCCATAGATGCACAGACTGGGAGCGCAGTATTTAAAGGGACGGTTCAAGCCGGAACCCTCATTGGCGGTGAGGTGATAGTGGGAAACAATACTTGGGTAATTGATGGCGATCCAGACAAGCCCAGAATCATACTCTACAATAACAATATTCCTGAGATTCTAATAGGGGATGCTGAATAGAATGAAAAACGTAATTAGGGTGGCTCTAACAGGATATAATGCCCTAACCGACACTAACCCTAATCATTTTTCTTTATTTACAGGAGAAGATGATGTTTTGATTAAAGAACACTCCAGGGGGGTGGTTAATGGGCAGAGTGAAGAAGTCTCACACAACATAAATTATTATCCCCATTTTTATGCTTATGGTGAGGTTTCTTCAGGAAGATTTCAAATAATGACTGGTTGCAATCTTTTTGGAGATTTTAGGGGCTGGGTGAGTAATACTAAACTATATCTTTATAACAGTACTGGATCAGACAAGGACATGAGATATTTTATTTTTTATGATGATATACCAGAGTAAGAATGACAAGAATAATCGCAGTTGCCAAATCAGGAAACAACGCCCTAACTTCTTCTGACCCTAATGATTTTATTTTTCACTCTTCTTTCAACACCTTTAAGATTTTGGCTGAGGGAACCCTATTAAACCAGACGGTGAATGCTAACCCCAAAACTTTTACAGTTACTCATGGTTTGGGCTATGCTCCCAATTTTTATGCTTTTTGCAAATTTCCCGACGGCAAGGTTGCGATGGCTGGCCCCCTGTCTTTTCCATATGACCGTGATACCCCAGTTTTTTTTACTGGCCCATCCTTTACACCAGAGGCCGACGACACTTATTTATATTTTATTTTAACCAGACCTGGGAGCAATTATGATGTAGATATTAAGTGGTATGCTTTTGAGGTGTCGTTATGAGCAGAAAAATTGTAGTAGCCAAAAGTGGGTACAACGCTCTAACCGAGACTGATTCTGATAATCTTTCGTTTAGTAGTGATTTTAATACCTTAAAATATTATTCTCAGGGGACAATCACTGTAACAACCAACAAGGCCAATTATTATAAATCTGTTGTTGATGAATTTTTGGGAACTATTTATTATCACTATACTGTTGAAAAGGTTACTCATAATCTGGGTTATGTCCCCTATTTTGCTGGTTATATATTAGACACCCCCACAGCAAGTACCGCTTGTCAGGCCCCTTATGCTTTTGGGGATGCTGTTGTTTTGGTTTATTTGGCGGTTTTTGCTGATGATACTTATTTATATTTTGTGGTTCATTTTAATAGCATAGATAATAGTGGGACTATTGACACAGACTTTTCTTATCGTATTTTTAAGAATAATTTAGGTCTATGAGGAGATTGAATGATAATTTTTTACACTAAAACAGGCCAGATAATTGGCACGATTGAGGGGCGCATCCACTCAAAAGCCCACTTAAAAATGTGGGTGGGGGACAAAGACACCACAGAAAGGCTCGTGGTTAACTGGAAAAGAAAAGAGGGGACATTAGAGTATGAGCCAGACCACAAGCAGAAGGAGATTTTTGTTAAATTAGACAAGAACCCCAGGGCTATTTCTGCTTACAAAGTAGATGTAAAGACCAAAGAGCTAGTATCAAAATAGTTTAATCTATATCAAACTATACTTTGGTCTTAGCACTTGCCATAAACTAATTTTATTTGGGAGTATAGAAGCATGGATACACTTTCAGATTTGAGGTCTGCACTACAATCAGACTTGAGCGTAAACGAAAACAGTTCACTTTTCCCCCCCGACACAATTGATGCGGCTATCAATCGAGCCTATGTAAGCAAGGCGGCCAGACTTTTCCGCTGGCCTAAACTAGAAGATTCTAAAACAACCGCTTCCCAAGCCAACATAGAAAACTACGACTTGCCCGATGGTGACAACTCAACTAATCCTTGGAGCATTGATTCAGCGTGGAGGCTGGAAGTAGATGGTGATTATTATGGTGAAGCCCCTGATTATAGCCCAATGGTCTTTCAGGACTATTTAGACTGGAAGGCCGACGATTTGAACGCAAACAGCACCAAGAAGAAATGGGCGGTGCATGGACATCAAGTATTTATTTATCCCACCCCCACGACGGCGGGGCTGGTAATAAATATGTGGGGGCAGAAAGTCGCCCCAAAACTAGACGATGATACTGACACCACCATTTTCTCCTATACCATGCCCGAGGGAAACGAGGCGATCTTATTAGAGGCCAAGGCTATCCTAAAACACAAGGGCGAAGATGAAAAGGCTGGTGAGTTTTTCAGTATCGAAGCTAAACAAATTCTTTCAGTTGCTTTCAACAAGATCAAACAAGAACAGGCCAAATATGAAAAAACCCAGCCCATGTTTAACGTCAGAGATATGTTTGGTCGGACTAAAACTAGCGATATTATAGGAGATTTCTCGTAATGGCAGTATATGACCCCACATCACTAGGGATTACTCCACCCGCCGGAGGCTTTCAAGAAGGCGGTTGGTACGGAGGCCGCCAGTATATCGGGGGGACTTTAAGCGACCCTGGTGTAATTCACCCCGGCTCATCCCAGGTGGGGGCAGGACAGGCGGTATCAGAGGAAGTCAACAAACAATCAGCCGCCGCCCAAAACGTACCCCACGATCAATTCACCAAGTATTTACAAGATCAAAGACAACAATCGGCTGGCGTGACTCCAGCGCCTCAACCTGCCCCAGCTCCAACTAGACAGACGGAACTACCCAGTGGAACAGCCGGAGCAGGTTTGGGGACAATGACTGCTCCAGAAACTCCCAACCTGCCCGAAATGTATAAGAGTCTGATAGACTCCTCTGGAGTTAAGCAGAAAGAAGAGCAACTAGCTGCCAGCGAAAAACAGTTTTTAGAAGAGAGAAACAAAATAACTGATAATCCATTTTTAACGGCGGGGATTATGGATCAGCGCCTCAGAAGATTAAAACAAGCCTATGAGAAAGAAACCGCCCCATTAAGAAGCCAGATAGAAATGGCCAAGGCAGATGTAGAAACCCAACTTAACTTACAGTCCAGACAAATTGACATCAACTCTAATGCAGTCCAACTAGCTTTAAACTGGACTAACACCCTTTTAGGGATGGGAGCATTAGACAACGCAAGTGGTGAGGACATAGCCGCTATTACCCGTACTACAGGTATCAGCTCAAGCATGATCCAAAGCGCCATCGCCGCCAACAAAGCTAAAAACATCGAGACTTCAGTTAGTACCTGGAGCGATGGAACTAACGACTACTTTGTTACTGTTGACCAGAGTGGAAACATTGTAAACCGCCAATTGATTGGGCCGAGCAGTAGCGGTTCTGGATTTTCTGGAGCCGATTTCTTATCAGGCTTACTGGGTGGAGGCGCAACAACTGATCCTGTTCTTGATTCAATTATAAACGAAGTGGTTACACCAACTTATTCTCCCTCAATGGGTATTGGCAGTTGGTATGTTGATGAACTAGGTAGATCCTGGCAATATGAAAGCTCTGGATGGGCTTTGAGAGGATAATATGCTTAAACAATGGCAGATAAACGAAATCAAAAAAAGGGCGCAAGCCAGAGGTCTGAGTGAAGAACAGGTCAGCACTTCTCTTGCTCAATTTAATCAACGGGCAACCAGCCAACAATTAACCCCTCCAGCGGGTGTCCAGCCTGGAACTCAACCTGGCGCTCAATCATTTTCTCCAAACACCCAAGGGGGAAGCGAGCTAACCCAACCCCAGGGGACTTTTGTGGGGAACTTCTTTAAGTCCCTCTACAGACCGTTTCAGATGGTAGGGGAATCAGTATTAGAAGCAGGCAGGGTAGCCACAACTCCAGGCATGGTCAAGTCTGCGCTAGGCCAGGAATTGACCCCCCAAGAACTAGAGTCCGTTACCAGCTATAAGCCCAAATATATCGAAGAAAAAGACCTAACTCGGGGGGGATTGCTTAAACGTGGCGCTCAACAGACTGCGGGTGTTTTGTCGTATGCTGTACCTTTTGGCAAGGGAGCAACCCTGGCAGAGAGAGTCTTGCTTCCTGGTGCGGCTTCTGGTGGATTGTTCGCTGCCTCTCAAGAGGGGGCTACTCCTGGCTCTGTTGCTACTGGAGCCGCTACTGGGGCTATTTCTGCTGGAGTTTTAGACAAGGCTGGTCAAGCCATTTCACCCGCCGCCCAAAAGGTCGGTCAAAAATTAACCAAGGCGGGAGAAAAGTTTGGAATTACCGCCTATGTTAAAAGCATTGGTTCTAAACCGCTCGCAAGGGAAGGTGGCAATAGTCTATTAAAGCGAATGAAAAATCTAGGCATCAATCCAGGCTCTGCCGATGAGGTGTTGACCCAAGCTGACGATCTTATTGTAGAAAATAGCGGGAAGATTCTTAAAACCTCCAGCCAGATTGATGAGAAGATTCCAGTTAGCAAATTAACTGGCTTCTTAAAGAATAAAATTAAACAAGCAAAATCTATTGTTACCAAAAAACCCTTACAAGATGTTCTCAACGTAATTGAAACCGATGTGGGAGCAAAAACCACCCTTACTCCGGCAGAGTATTATGTCTTAAAGACAGAATACGGTTCTTTGGGTAGCTGGAACTCTTTATCTTCGGCGGTTGAGAAAAAACAAGCAGAGGCCTGGAGAGAAGTGTATGTGTTAATGAACGATACCTTAGACAATATTTTGAAAAAGGGAGGGTTTGATGAGTTTAGAGCCATCAATGAAACCGTCCATACGGCGATGCAAGCCCGTCAATATGCTGCTAGAGTAGGGAATGTAGCCCCAAGTAAATCTACACTAGGACTGTTGGACATGGTGGCTGGAGCTGGCGGATTTGCGGCTGGTGGGCCAGCGGGTGCAGTAGCTCCAATGGCTACAAGAAGGGCTTTGGAAACACCGACAGCGAGCAAGTTGGTGGGCAAGGGGCTAGAAAAGGCGGGAGAAGCATTGGCCAAAACACCAGGATTAAACGCACCTTCAGCGGCACTGAAAGCCGGAGCCATAGGTGCAACGGCTGCTGTAGGAGCCAAGCCAGAAGAAGTCTCTGCAACCCAACAAACCACTCCAACCACTACTCCCCCAACCACTACTCCAACTACACCGCCCGCTGTTCCTGGCGCTCCAACCAGCCCACAACCACAATTGTTCGGCGGTAAAAGCAAAAGGGACTTACTTTTAGAGGCATTGTCTCAGGGGGCGAGCAAAAGCGACTTAGAAGAAATTAGTGGAATTTATGACTTAGTTGCCGCTGAAACACCCCGGGTTTCTGAAGAAACGAGGGGGGTTGCTAACGACTTACGAGCAGAATACTTTAAGAGAACTCAAGAAAATAACTATCTTGATATTTTGAACTCTTACAACAAAGTTGCCAACACCACAGACACCCCAGCAGGAGATGTTTCCCTAATTTTTGCCTACATGAAGATGCTCGACCCCGGCTCAGTCGTTAGAGAGGGCGAGTTTGCAACAGCAGAGAATACCGCTGGAGTGCCAGAGCAGGTCAGAAAAATCTACAATAAAGTAATTAAGGGTAAGAGATTGTCAGCTAATCAACGCCAGGCATATGTTGCTGAGGCAAATGCAGTTTTTGCCCAATATAAGCAGTCTCAATCCCAAATTGATAATTTATACCGCCAGCTTTCTCAACAATATGGCATTGATCCTGAATTAGTAGGGATTGGTATTTATGGACAACAACAATAAACGCTGGCTACAGTCTTTCATAGAACAACACTCCTGGTCGATAATTCTTTTAGTGGGTGGGCTAATCATAATTTATGCCAACACCTCTAATCGAGTCAACGCCAACGAGGAATATATCAACAGGATTTCTAGTGAAGTTGACCGCCTGACAGCTTTGGTTGAGAGGGTGGTAATTTTAGAAGAACACGACAAAGTCTTTGCCGAGGACTTGGCAGAAATCAAGGTTGACGTTAAGACATTATTAAGGCAAACTAGATAATTGTTGGGCTAATAGCCTAGATTATGACAATCCTCTCTCAGCGTGATACAAGATGGGCGAGTAAAAAGATTGGTAAGACAAGCAAAACAATTGGTGATTATGGATGCACAATCACAGCACTAGCGATGTTGGCGGGGCTTAACCCCGATGAAGTGAACGACAGACTAACACGGGTGGGTGGTTTTCAGGGGGCTTTAATTCTTTGGTCAAAGGTTAAAGAAGCTATACCTTGGCTTGAGTTTGAGTGGCGTGGTTATGCTTACGACAATGAACGGGTGGCAGAGGCAATCAACCGTAACGGTGGATGCCTGGTTGAAGCAGACTTTGATGGGCTAGATAATACGAGGGATAGCCATTGGGTCTTGTTTGTGGGAAACCAACGATTGTATGATCCGTGGACAGGGAGGGAAAGTGCCACCTCCAAGTACACCAAATACACGGGCTTTGCGGTAGTCAACAAGGCTCAAGAGGTTCCAGTAGAAGGCGAGGAAAGAGTGGAGCTAGGCAAGGCCAAATTTGAGGAATTAGTTACCAAGGCTAGCAAATATGATGGATTTATGGCTAAGGGGTGGGAATCACCTGGGTATGTCGAGCAACTTCTATCAGAGGTGCGCCAGTCTGCTCAAGAGGCAAAAGACGCTCAAACAACGGCTGAGGGCAAGCGAGACGAAGCGATTAAGCAGATGGATAATCACCTACAAACTTTGGCGGACAAAGATCACTTGGACACGGCTATTGACTGGAAAGAGGCTGAAGATAAAGCTAAGGGGTATGGCAAGCTACAGAGCGATCATGAAGAACTACAAGCGAGTACAGCAGATGATAAGAAGGCTTGGAGCATTACCGAGCAGGAGCTAAAGGCCAGGATCAAGGTACTAGAGGAGAGATTGAGCCTAACCAAAGAAATCAAGGCCAAAGAGATAAGGGAAGCCTTGGTAGCCTCTATCAAAGAGGAAATTGCCCGCCTTAAAAGTTACTTATTAAACATTAAGAGGTAATATGCACACCATACTTGTACCCGCCGTTACGGTAGTAGTAGAAATTATCAAAAAGACCGAGCTAGTACCCCCCAAATGGCTTCCGCTAGTCTCTGTAGTGGTTGCCCTACTTTTGGGGTACATAACCGATACAGGGGCATTAGAAAGCCTCCTGGTGGGTGGTGCAGCCGTTGGCCTCTACGAGATTAGTAAAAACGTATTAACCAAATGACCGAACATCGAAGCTACGACCCCAAAGAAGTCCTTGAAGCCGACAGGCTAAAAGTGTTTCAGAAAATGGAACAAGCCCATCGAGAAGGGGAGAGATTTTGGAGCCAGTTTGCTAACCTACTGATCTATGCAGGTTACCCCGGGGAGTATGTAGCTGAGGAAACCCGCCGCTACCAAAAGAGGGAGTTAAGCTGGCCGGAAGGTTCCCGTGATTGGCGAATGACAGCCGAGATAGTTGCGGGTAGGGCGATAGCCTCTCAGTTAGGAACATTAGAAGAATAGGAGGCAAATTTGCGTAAGGAGGCTTTACCATTTATCGGCCTCCTGGCCGCAATTGAAGCCTCTAGGTGGGCGTTTAGTAAGCAGACCCGATTGAAGATGTTTAAGCGTGCTGGCGGAGCCTCTGAGATTTCGGGTGAGAGGTTTGAGGATGGGGTGATGCTCCATTGCATGCACTTTAACCACGACAAGAGCAATCCTAACTATGATGAACCCGAAGCCGGCTTGGTGGTGACGGTACAAGAGCACCTCGACTATCACCTAAGCTACGTGGGTAGAGCACATGAGATAAACTTAAAAGAGTGCCAAAATTACTATGCCATAGACCAACTTATGCAGACAGACCAGCGCACCCGTGCCGCCCGAGAAGAAGAAAGAGAAGAATTGATCGAACAGGCTAGAGAGGCATTGAGGAAAGCCAATCCCCTACGCCAGAAAAGACGCAACCGTGTTTGACAAGCCTACAGAAACCTGATTGACTTAAATAGCCGATGTGGGGCAGGCATCGGCACTTCTCAAACCCGCATCAGTTTCTCTCACCGGGGTTACTTATGCGGAGCTGAGAGATGCTGGTGACATTGCAAGCACTTAGATTGCATCTAGGCCGGCTGCAGTGTTAGTCCTCGAGCTTTGAAACTATTTTCACAAGGCTTGTAGGGGGGAGCATAACCCCAACCAGCACAACTTTATAGAAGCTATATAGAAAACAGAAATACTCTATAGAAACGGCATATATTTAGATAGTTGGTAGTGGGTCAATTTGAAATTAAAGGGGAATGTTGAGCGCAATTCTTATAGCGAATACAATAGCAAAAAATGTCAGGCAACACCAAAAAACAACTTCCAATTTTTGTAACCTGGTAAGTTTCATTTGTTGATTAAATAGCTTATTTAAATTACAATATATCCACATATCGTTAATAAATACGTCGCTTTCTCCTGTAAAAAGAAGCGGCGTATTTTGTCTTTTACATGTTTTCTTCCTTATTAAAGGTGTTATACTTTGGTCAATGAACTCAACGGATATCCTGAACAAACCATCATTCTTAAGAGGAATGGCGAGAGTAGTGGATCTATTTGGCGGGCTGGACGAATACAAATATACGGATGATCCTGATTCGGAATTGATCCAAAAAGACTGGGAAAATGCGGGCAATGATATACAGGAACAAATAGATAACCATGAGCGGTCAAGGATGCGGATTTTCAAATTGACCCACTACCAGATAGTTGACAACACTAAAATAAGTTGGTAGATTTAATATGCTGTGAAACGTGTGGAGCCTCTTTGAGGTGGGATACGGGATAACACACGTTCCCACAGCCCCACCTCAAGGGGGCTTTTTAGTTGACAATTGAATGTGGAGTATAGATGAGCGATAGCTGGGTTGATCTCCAGCGATTCAGCGGTAGGCTACCTTCTGCAGTTGATGGCCCGCAAGGGAATTTCGTAAAGGACAGCTAATCAAGCTATACTCCATATTTAGTTGTTAATCAAATAGAAACGGATTTTTTATGGCTAAACACATCAAAAACAACGTGTCCTACTTCTTCGCTGGATACAAAGCAGCACTGGCACGCAAGGGCGATTTAAGCATCGAAGATATTGAGTTTATCCATTACACAAAACTACAGTTTCACAACCACATACTAAAAGCATTGCACGCTTATGACTCCGAAGAAGATGCAAAGTTAGGACTTGCGGCTATGTATAAAGAAATTGAAAAAGAATCACCCACCGACAACAAGAAAGCGACTTAGTTACTAGGTCGTTTTTTTATGCTATCAATGGATTAAACCCCGGTAATTGATAGCAGGACAAGAGGCCGTTAGATTGACACCCAGCGGCAGAACGAAGGACAAGAGTAGATTTACTTGCTAAACAGTTAAATGATCCGAGCAAGTCGTTAAGAGGAGGGTTGGAAAACGTCGAGACACTCTCACGGGCAAAACAACAGGATCAACCGCACTCACGAGCCTGATCCGGCAGATCACTCGTTGAGAAGCAGAACGCACATATTTGAAAACGTACGTTTTACTAGCACCGGATAAGAGGCCACACCCAGAATGGCATACCTCCCCCTACCCTCAAGAAGCCACCCTCTTGACTAAACAGACCACAACGCACCCGCATTTTTTTATTTAATGAGGATTACCTACATGAAACTATGGCTATATCGGAAATTAACTTTTTTAAGAGATAAAACCCCGTCACCATTGACTTGGATTATCGACAAAATCAGGTATTCTACTTTTTTTGATGAGATAACAACGGGGGGAATGTGAATAACAAGATAACCCGATTAAAAAAGGCATCCTCTTTTTTTAGGATGATGGCTAGGAAATCAGATAAAGCCCTATTCCAAAAATACTTCATGGATTATGTGGATTTGGTAGACTCTTTGGTAGAGGAGATAGAAGCAAACGAACCACTCGAGGAAAAAACGGCGGAAGAGGACTATAAGCAATTAGAAGCAAACGACACTTTTCAACAAGCTAAGGAGGTATTTGGTGAAACCGAGACAAAAAGCCATTAAAAAAGCTATCAAACTCATTAGAAGAAATAAGCAAATCGAGAAAAAAATCGGCGTTCATACCTGCCCCGAGTGTGGGCATAAGTTTAGAGAGGGGTTTAAGTGAAAAGAAATAGGTTCTTTATAGGTGGGCGGGCGGTTTGGTGCAACCATGGCGGCAAGAAAACTTTTGGCAAGTACACCCGATTGTTAACCATGTATAAGGCTAAAAGGTCTTTTTTTAAGAGAAACGATGATTTGGTGGAAGCTCAACAAGGGTGATAGAATAACGACGGCACTGTTTTTACAGCGACCAATCCGCCGCTTCGCCTCCTACGGCCCGGCGGATTTTTCTTGATAAATTTGCTGGTTGACATATCACAACTTATCGTGATAGACTTGATTAAATCAAGCTGTAGGAGGCAAGAATGAATACCAAAAACAAATTACAACTGATTGAAGAAACTATCGTGCAAGCGATAGAGGTTGGCAAGTTATTAGACAGCAAAGAAGAAATTGAGAGCCTAGCTGATAACACCGCCGATGAGGTTCTCAGCACGATTGAGAATTGGAAGCCAGTAACAAAAGACCCACTACAACAGGTTGACGACTTATGTGGACAGGCCAAAAAGCTATCTGACGACTACGGCCTCAAAAATATTATGTTAGCTGGCATGGGGAGATAGAGATGGAGGAAGGGTTTAGTTTCGGCGTTAAACATCAGGCATTCAATAACGAGGTAAGAAGGAGAAGAGAAGAGTTGGGGATGTTGCAGAGAGAGTTGGGAGAACTGGTTGGTATAAGTTGTCAGTTAATAAGTAGGATTGAGACATTTAATCGTTACCCGACAATGAAAGAGGCTAAAAAAATAGCTGAGGTGTTGCAAAGTGATGTAGAAACACTTTTCCCCGAATGGTTGCAAGCCTTCAAGTTAAAGAGGTCTTCTTTCACCACAGAACACGTTGTAACCGAGAGGCTTTTGCCTCACATTGTTGATAAGCTAGCCCTTCCTGACACTCTTGAGACTACTGAGAGAAAAATAGACCAAGAATTTTTGAAACAGGGGGTCGAGGATATTTTAGATTCTTTGTCTGATAGAGAAGCTAAAGTTTTGCGGATGAGGTTTGGGATAGGCGTGCCTGTAACAAAAGAAGAAACAGACCGCCTTGATGACGAGAAAGAGAGATCATCTCACGGGGCGATGACTTATGAAGAAGTGGGGAGGAAGTTTGGGGTAACTAGGGAGCGGATTCGACAGATTGAAGCAAAAGCCTTGCGAAAGCTAAAGCATCCAGCAAAAAGGGCAGAATTAAAAAAATTTATCAATCCAGAAGAGGAGACAAAATGATTGACTACAACGATCCACAAACCGACCACTGCACCCAAGAAGTAGACGAGGACTTAATGAGAGAACACGACGGCGAAGTTGAGGCTTGCCGATTAGAGGACATTAGAGACGAAATGAGGGAGGACGGGATAGCAGCATACGATCAACACTGCGATATAAACATTAGAGAGTTAATAAATTAAGGAGGAACATGTCAGACTTTTATCCGAGTGATTATGATGAGACTTTAGCCAAAAACACGGCAAGTGGTGGCTATATGAAGTGGAAGCAGGGAGACAACCGATTCCGCATTCTCTCAAAACCCATTATTGGTTCCGTGTTGTGGGTGACGGGAGAGGACGGAAAACCAACTCCTCTAAGATTTAGGATTGACGAACCGGTACCAGCAGAAAAGATAGAGAAGCAAGCACCAAAATTCTTTAATACTTTCATCGTTTTCAATTATCAAACAAACGACGTAGAGATTCTGGAGATCACTCAAAAGGGAATTCTTACTAGTTTAAGAAAACTTACCAAGGATGATGATTGGGGCGACCCAAGGGCTTATGACATTGTGGTTGAGAGAGAGGGGGAGAGTTTAGAGACTTCATATGAAACCCGCCCCAAACCAAAAACTCCCGTATCTTCCGAGATCAAAGATATTTACAAAGAGAAGAAAATCGACCTAGAAAAACTATTTAGTGGCGAAGATCCATTTGGAGGGGAAAAAGCCGAAACGGGGGGCAAGGAATCGCCCACAGAGCAGAAAATGGATCAGGATGTTGACCCCAATGACATCCCCTTCTAAACCAAGAACATTAAAACAAAATAATTCCCTCCACGCCTGGTGTTCCGACTTGGCGGAGGCACTTAACGACTCGGGACTCTCGATGATGAAGGTACTCAAGCACGAAGCTGAGATACCCTGGACAAAAATCACCGTTAAAGAATTACTCTTTAAGCAAATCATGCAAGCCATGTTCCACAAAGACTCTACCACCCAACTCACGACCAAAGAGATGATTAGAGTAGCCGACACCTTGACCCGGCACTTATCGGTGAAATTTGACGTTATTACACCCTGGCCTAGCCTAGAGGAGCAATACAATCAATCACTGGAGGACAAATGAGTAAGAAAAAGAAATCCTACGAACACGAATATAAAAATGGGAAATGTATTAAATGTGGTACTAAAAAGAACGAGGCTATAAATCATATTTGCCCGGTAATAGGAAAAGAAGAAGTTTCTAAATTTAGTTTGGAGAACAAATGACACTCAAAGATAAAATCATAGAGAAGCTGATGGAAGAGTTTGATAAAAAGTGGAAAAGAGAGCTTCTAGTTGAAATGACGGAAAAAGAAATTGAAGAATATTCTAAAAAAGGTGGTTCTTGGTCAACAGAAATGTTTTCTGTTGTAAATACAGACATCAAGAAATGGATAGAACTTAGACTCACCCAAACCATCAACGACCTCCACAAAGAGATTGAGAAGGAGTTGGATGGGATGGAGGTAGAAATCCCAAGCCAAGTCAGTAATCCAGACTGGGGCATTGCTTACAACCAAGCCCTCACCGACATCAAATTCAAACTCAATCAATCACTGGAGGACAAATGAAATACCTACTCGCCATACTAGCCATACTCGGTCTATTTTATTACGAACACTGGAGCCGACAAGTTATCCTCGACCGCATCGACTCTATCAACCAACCCATTGAGTTAAATGGAATCATTTTAGATCAGAGTGCCTACAACCAACTTAAAAGCGCTAATAGAATAATTATTGAGGTACAGAAATGAAACACAAAATACACAAAGACGGTGAATATGTTTGGGCCACAGCAACAACTTCCTATATGGCGGTTGATACGTACGAAGCAGAGATACCCATTAAAAACAGGCTTGAGTGGTTTTTGAGTATCCCCAGGGCTTTAATTAAGGGTACAGTAAAACTTGAGTGGAAAGTCCCCCAAGATGCCAAACGCAAGGGCGTTTATATTAAAGGAAAGAAGGTGCAGAAATGAAAATTTACGACACAGTTAAATCAATCCTTCAAGACCAGCCCGCCACAAGGAACAGCGACCAAGAGCTAATCTGGCAAGTGTATGGGGCACTAGGATTTGTAGACGGACAGCACATAAGCTATCGGAGCTTTAAAAATGCACCTAGCACAGAGACAATCCGCCGAAGCCGACAGCACCTCCAGAAAAGACACGATGATCTAGAACCAACATCAGAGAAGGTAAGAAGGGCTAGGGGGTTCAAGGAAAAACAAAAAGGCACTTTCATCTTCCGGGAAGAAGGTGGACAGGGAGCATTTATATAACTTGCACTTATTTAATTATCGTGAGATATTGGGGAGAGAATGAATAAAAGGAACACCCATCGCAAGGGCAACCTCTTTGCTAGCGAGAGGGATATGTTGGCTATTTTAAACTACATGGAGAAGTTAATGGACTATCCCCAAAAACAGGTCGTTGAATCAACGGCCACCGAGTTTGATATCCCCACATCTACAGTCTATCGCTATTACCGAGAATTCGACAAACTAAAAGCCATGTGGGAGAAAACCAAAAGATGAACACCACCCCCACAGAATACCAGGAGTGCGTTTCCCTAGCCAGCTACCTACAGTTACTCCACAACCAGGGCAAGGTAACTGAATACGCCCACTTAATCAATGAACTTAGCCTCAATCGGCGGGCGGGGCAAAGGCCTAACCTAGCATATCTTGGCAAGAGAAAAGCGGAGGGGTGGCGACCTGGCGTGCCGGATTACATTGTAGTTACCCCAAAGCACGTATTGTTTATCGAGATGAAGCGCAAACAGGGTGGCAAGGTATCAGAACACCAGGAGTCATGGCTTAAAGCCCTACAGTGTACGGGCAAGGTAAAAGCGGGGGTATGCTACGGCTTTAACGAAGCCAAGAAGATGATTGATGGGATTATTAAGCTAGAAAAAGGCGTTAGCAGATTTGATGTAGGAGGAACCACATGACAGATAAATTGTGGAGAGAATTTGAAAAACGATTTGTTACTAGGGACAGCACAACTCCTGGAGACTTCGCTCAGGTTGTTTTACTCGAGGAAGAATATGTTGAGTTTGTCGATTGGCTTAAATCAGCCTTCCAACAAATCAAACAAGACCGAGATGAAGAATGGAAGAAAGCGATTGAGGAGATGAAAAAATATAACTCAAAAGAACCTTTGTGTGGCTGGTATCACTGGAAAGACGAGGTTGATGATTGTCATGACTGTCAATTGGTAAACCAAGCATTAGACGATCTACTAACCCAAATGGAGGAGAAATGATTTTCTCACGCACACTATCAAAACTATTAACAGAGAGAGGATGTAAGTCAGGGGGTGGGGAGTTTATTCATATAGGGACAAAAAGGATTTATAAGAAACAGGATTTAATGCCCGTCGGAAAACTTGACCCGAGCATGGTTGTCCCAGCCATATCTCTCTCAGACCTCTTCCGATGTGCTGAGGAGGTGTGGATGGGTGAAAATGAAAAGATTTATGATGACTTGGACTTGGTACAAGAACCACAAGCAATAATTGGAGGCACCATACAATATAGTTATCATGAGGGTGGTGTCGTTACTTATAAATACAAAAATAGTTCTTACCACTCCCACCAAATACTAGACATGATACTAAACAAACAAAGCCAAGAGGAGATTGAGGCTTATATTATCAGCACCCTTGAAAATAAAAACGATACCAGGGGTGAAAAGTAAGTTTATTTTTCAAACTAATTAAAGGAGAAATAGGCTATAATGAATCAGGATGGAAAACCAAAGCCTGAAAGACATCAATCGTCTCCAAGAAGAAATTATGGTGGTGGTTGATGAATGGGTACACCAAGAAAACACCCCCATCCCTCTCCAGGAGATATTAAAACAGATGAAACAGGCAGGGGCCAAAAGTTACACTGTAGTCAATGCGGTTTCAGTCTTGTTAAGAAAAGGCTATATTAGGCGAGCAGTTACCAGATCAAATAAGACTTATTATGTACAATTAAGGAGGGTATGATGGAAGCATCTCATAGCCCAATTATCAACAAGCCCCAGACTGACGAAAGGACCCTAACCTTCCCTCAAGCGATGGAGGAAGTCATTAAAGGCAACGCCGTTACTCGGCTTGAATGGAATAACAAGAAGTCATACGCTTATTTAAGCAAGATCACCCACTACTTAACCATCAAAAACGACGCTGGAGACGATCTAGCAAATGTTAAACAAGGTCAACACGCTTGGGTTATTCGTGAAGGTGATTTGTTAGCGATTGATTGGGTAGTTGTCTCCCAACAGAGTTAAATAAGGAGGTAATCAGTAGTGGATTATAAAAGAACAGAAACACAAAAGAAAAAATGTTGGGAAGAGCTTGTGTATGCTGTGAAAAAACTTTTTGATAAAAATAGGGGAGGATATTCCAAAGAGGTAAAGGCTAGTTTTTTAATGGGTTCTCGAAGGGGTGGAACAGAAAACGAGATGAGTATATTTATAGATGATAAGAATTTTAGAAATAGATATTTTACAGTGGGGCTAAGTGGAGTTTATCCTGATGAAAAAGGGAAAGATTATTGGTGTTGGGAAATCTTTTTACATAAAAATGGAACATGGACAATAAAATGATAAGCAAGCATCACTTTACGTGCTAACTACCAATTGGGTAGTTGTCTCCAAATAAAACCATCTGCTATATTAGTCTCATACCAAACCCTAGACAAAGGACGGTGAAGTATGAAAAGGAAATTATCTGAACTTCATAATTGGTCAAAAAACCCCCGAGGCATAAAAAAAGAGGACTTCGAACGATTAAAAAAACAAATTTCGAAGTTGGGTCAATACAAGCCGTTACTAATAACCAAGGACGGCACAGTATTGGGTGGCAATATGCGCCTAAGGGCTTATAAAGAGCTTGGAATTGATGAAGTGTGGGTGAGTGTGGTCGATGCCCCAACAGATAAAGAAAAAACCGAATACGCTTTATCAGACAACGACAGAGCTGGGTATTACGACAAAAAAGAATTGGCAAAATTGGTGGAGAGTGTTGACATAGATTTGGATGAGTACAAGGTGGACATAGAAAAGGCTATTTCGTTGACCGACTTGTTTCAAAAAGAGGAGATGGTGCCCGCAGAGTGTGAGTTTAGTAGTGAGGTGCTTGAGGCAAACAATTATTTGCTATTTTATTTTGATAACATAATGGACTGGAACGTGGCTACAGAAATGTTTGGGTTAGATACGGTTAAGAGTTCTAAGGGTATTCGGGGGGTTGGCAGAGTGATAGGTGGCAAAAAATTGGTAGATAGGTCATGAGAGTCTTAATACCGTCATACAAAAGACCGGACAATGTAAAAACATCTAAGTGGTTAACTTCGGCGAGCGTGGTTGTGCCGGAGAGCCAGGCTGGCTTATACAAAGCAAATGTTGAAAACGTTATCTCAATACCCGATAAAAAGGATGGAAACATATCAAAAAAAAGAAACGCTATCCTCGAGATGTTCCCCGGTGAGGATATCTTGATGATGGATGACGACATTTCATATGTTGGGTATATTGAGAAGGGCAAATACATTAAAGCAGGAGAGGATCAGTTCTTGGAAATGGCCACCAACCTGTTTAACATGTGCAGGGAGATTGGCACGGTCTTGTGGGGGGTAAATTTGCTTCCAGACCCACGAAACTACCGGGAGCACACCCCGTTCAACCTGTCCTCCGTAGTGCTCGGTCCTCTGATGGGTATTGTAAATACCGACGAGGGCTTACGTTTCGACAATGACTTGTATTTTGAGGAGGATTATGACTTCTCTGTTCAAGTGTTGAGAAAATACAGAAAATTACTCAGGTTCAACAAGTGGTCATATTTCTGTGGACATATAAAAAACAAGGGTGGCATAGTTTCAATGAGAACACAAGAAAGGGAAAACCAGCAAAACATTAAGCTCCAAAAAAAGTGGGGCAGCAACATAGTCACATTGAAAAGAAAAACATACCGAGGCAACTCGACTATTAACCCGATAGTTAAGGTTCCAATAGTGGGGGTTTGACGATTGACATGGTATCTATTTGTGTATACAACGATACTATGAGTTATTACAACGTGAAGCCGTGCCCAATCTGTGGATTTGGAATGGTAACAGTAACGCTAAAGAATGCATATAGAAAATGGAGCACCCTATGTTGTCAAAACTGTCAGTTGTTTGAAAACGAAATCGAAGATGAGTTGAAAAAGAAACGTGTTGACAGGTAGTGTATAGTATTGTATACTATAGATAATTAATAGACAGGTCATAGGAGAGACATGACTATATTTACCAAAAACATAAAACAATACACCATCGAGGTAACACACAAAAAAGAATTAGGTCGATGGTATGGGAAAATTATCAACAATAATGCCAAACTATTAAACCAGATCAAAGAAAACTACTATTTTAATAGTGAAGACTCGGCTATGAAATGGGCTGGGGAGAGGGCGAAAAACATCGAAGGCCATTTTGCAAGAATAGAGGCAAGAGCTGAGGAGCGCAGACAGGCAAGAAAAAACTTTGTTAACCCGGCAAAAAAAGGCGACATCCTCTACTCTTCATGGGGATATGACCAAACCAATATCGATTTCTACCAAGTAATAGGAGTTACCAAAGCAAGCGTAAAAGTCAGAGAGATAGCCAAAGAGTTCATTGGATCAGAGCCTGGAAGCGATATAGTAAAGCCAGCCATAAACAACTTCAAAGGTGATCTGATGACAAAAAGAGTTAAACCGAGCAGTGATGGATACGCAATAACTCTGAACTCATATTCAAGCGCATTTCTACACGACGGCCAACCCAAAAGACAAACAGATGCATGGTCGGGACACTAAACAAAAAGCCCCTCGAGCTGAGAGACTGGAGGGGCGATAAACAAATTATATCATGAAACTATTTAATCAAATCCAACAAGTAAAATTAGACTTTAATATGTGCAGGATAGATGGTGATGAAGCAAGGGCTAGGATTACCCCATTAATCAAAGAGTACAACCAAAAAGCAGCCGAAAAAGCTATAATCAAGGGTGTAAAGCCCAGCAAACTTACAATAAAAAGATTTTTACCATACATATGATATACGATCTCAAAGAAGCTAAAGAAAAAATGGGAATTAGTCACGCCTCTTACTTGAGGAAGTTAATCAACAATGGGAGATTAAAGGCTAGAAAAATAGGAAATGCGTGGGCTGTTGAGCAAGAAGAAATTGACAAGTATGTTGCGTCCAGAGGTACAAAAACTTTATAACAGACAAAAAACAGAGCAATGCCTAAAGTATCAACATCATACAAGCCAGGACAGTCAGGAAACCCTAAAGGACGGCCAAAAAAAGAATGGACTTGGTCTGGTGTATTGAAAGAAATAGCAGAACGTGAAGACAAGACAAACAAGAAAGAATACAAGACGCTAGCAGGTGAGGCTTTATTCAAGGAAGTGTTAAAAGGTAATGTACCAGCGATTAAAGAGTTCGGTGATAGGATTGATGGTAAGGCAAAACAGTCACACGAACTAACAGGAAAAGATGGTGAACCGTTTGTGCCAACCCCAATCTATGGAGGAAAATCAACAGAGTAACTTTCACATCAAAGATACGACAGCGACCAAGAGGATCTTTGAATTAAAGAAACGCATTAGAGCGGTATCAGGTGGTACTTCCGCCAGTAAAACCGTCTCTATTCTTATTTGGCTGATTGACTACTGCCAATCCAATAAAAACAAGATCACTACCACCGGCTCAGAATCCTATCCCCACCTAGAAAAGGGGGCCATGCGTGACTTTGAGATCATCATGAAGGATCGGGGATACTGGCAGGATGGCCGGTGGAATAAGAGTAAGCACACCTATTATTTTGAGACTGGTAGTATTGCTGAGTTTTCTTCTTTTGATACTTATGGGAAAGCTCATGGCCCAAGGCGTGATACCCTTTTTCTTAACGAGGCCAATAACCTCTCATACAAGATCGCCGACCAACTAATTACCCGTACCCGGGATATTATCTGGATGGACTGGAACCCAACGGCTGAGTTTTGGTTTTATACCGATATGCTAGGACAGAGAGGGGACATTGATTTTATTACCCTCACATATTTAGATAACGAGGCTTTGGATGAAAACACGATTAAGGAAATTGAATCACACAAAAATAACAAACATTGGTGGCAGGTATATGGTCTGGGCCAACTGGGGGAGCTAGAGGGCAGAATATACACTGGCTGGCAGATACTAGATGATATGCCGGGCTTCCCCCATGAGGCTAGGTTGTGGCGGTATGGACTAGACTTTGGCTATACTAACGACCCAGCAGCAGCAGTGGCGGTGTATGAATACAACGGCGGCTACATCTTAGACGAATTGCTTTATCACAAGGGACTAGCCAACAAACAAATAGCTGACTTCTTCAAAAACCAGGAGAGGGCTTTAGTTGTGGCGGACAGCGCTGAACCCAAGAGCATTGACGAGATTAAAAGCTATGGATTGATGGTTGTTCCCTCAGTTAAGGGCAAAGACAGTGTTTTACACGGCATTCAGTACCTCCAAGACCAGCGGATCTCAGTCACCAAGCGCAGTATTAACCTACTCAAAGAATACCGCAACTACCTTTGGATGGAAGATAAGGATGGTAGAATCATCAACGAACCCAGCGACATTTTTAATCACTTAATGGATGCGACCAGATACGCTATAGCCTCGGGCAAGAAGTCAAACTGGAAGCCCAACGACCCAGGTGGGGTAAAACCTATCTATACGGGGCTACCAGCTTAATACTTGCCTTCAACTATTTTTATTGTTTATCGTAACTATATGGAAGAGACGCTCGACCCAAAATTGCAGATGTTGCTCAACAACAAGCTCGAAGGCTATAACTATCGAGAGAGGCGGCAAGAGGACTGGCTTGAAAACTACACCTTATACAGAGACAAAGTAACTATTAACCGCCTAACCCAACGACAGAGCGTAAACCTTCCCTTGATGAAGTCCACAATCAGAACTCTACTAAAAGACGTGGATGATATGCCTGTACTTTATTTTGAGAACCTAGACAACGACAAGCAAAAAGAGGTTTTTCAGAACGAATACTGGAAGTGGACGGTAGAACAAAACCACCTGGACTTACTGGATATTGTCGATAAGCGGCAGGTTTTCCTCTATGGCAGGAGCTTTGACCAGTGGCAGATAATCAACGGGCAGATCAAAACAACTGTCCAAGACCCGCAGGATATTTTAGTATCAAGATATACCGACCCCACCGATATTCACACCTCACGCTATCTGATCCACACTCACATCTACAAGACTATTAGCGAACTAGAAAACACCCCAGATTATGACCAGGATGCCGTTAGAGACTTAAAAACCTGGTACGGGACGGAAATGGGACTGATTAAGGTCGCCGCCAATCAAAAAATGGCAGTAGAAAAGAACCGCAAAATGGAAGAGCTGGGTGTACCCGATGTAGATAGCCCGATTCTGGGTGAAACCATCGTGGAGATAACCCTGCATTTTGTGAAGAGACAAGAGGAGGGCGAGGATGAGCAAATATGGCTGTATGTAGAAGCGGACGACATGAAGATTTTAATGGAGAAGCCCCTAGAAGAAGTCATTGGAACCACGTCAGACCATTACTGGCAGACCCACTTTCCTTATGTAAGCTGGGCCGACGACATGGAAAGACAGGATTTCTGGAGCGACGGGGTGGCTGATATAGTTAGAACCCCATCAAAGGTCTTAAATTCGTGGTTTTCCCAGTTGGTAGAGAATAGAACCCTACGCAACTTCGGGATGCATTATTTTGATTCCACCGTTGAAGGCTTTATGCCCTCAACCTTTAATCCTATTCCTTGGGGTTGGTACGGCGTACCAGGCAAGCCCCAAGACGTACTGCAAAAGGTGGACATCCCCGACCTCTCAGAGTCTCTCGATGAAATGAACTTTATCTTACAGATGATTGAGAAGGCTACTGGAGCCACTTCAACCCAGCAGGGAGTCCAAACCGAGAGAAAAATCACCCTCGGAGAAGTCCAGCTAGCTCTAGGTGAAGCCAAAGAGCGGGTTAAGGGTATGAGCAAGTTTTACACTCCAGCCTGGAAAGCACGGGGGGAGATGTTCTTAAAGCTGATTGAAGCGGCCAGCGACCAATTGGACGCAGTTAAAATCTACAAGAAGGGTAAAAACACCAACCGCATCTATCAAAGGGAAATTAGTTCAAAAGACTGGATGAGTAAATCAGGGTATCAGACTAAGGTATGGGCGCAAGACGAAAAGCGGGCGCAGGACACTGAAACCCTCCAAAAGCTAAATGCTACAGTTACCTTTATTCCAGGCAATCCCAAGTTGCTTGAAGTCTATCAACGAAAACTGTTAGAATTTGCAGACTTATCACCCGAAGAAATTAACGATATAATGGAGTTTGAAGAGCAAAAGATGGAACAAATGCCTACGGAGGGTGTACCCACTCCTGGCATGATGGGAGGACAGGCCGGAGCCTTACCCGCTCCTAACCCGATGATCCAATGAAAGTCGATGATATTCTCAAAAAACTAAATCTTAAATACGAAGACCTCAATTCTGTTGAGAAAGAAACCCTACATACTTGGTTGGAAGCACTAACCAAGAATAAACTCACCCTGGAAAACGTCAAAACCTATATTAAGGCCATGAAGGACGGGGTAGAGCAAGAACTGACCGACACTAAACACAACTCCAAACAGGACTTGTTCTTAAAGGCTAGACTGAGAAATTATTTACTACTCGAGGCTTTTTTATCCACGCCCGACAAGGCCAAGGAAGCAATTGACCGAGCTATGGCGGGGATGGTAAAGAAATGAAAATATTACTTACAGGCAATCAGGGACTCATTGGTAGAGCCATAACTCCATACTTGCAACGGACGGGCTTTGAAATCACAGGCTATGACTTGGTAAATGGTGAGGACATCCACGACATTACTAAGTTGGCTGGTAAACTCCAGGGCAAACAGGCGTGTATCCACCTGGCGGGCATCCCCCGACCCACCCCGGACCCCTGGGAAGATTTCTTACACCAAAACATTAAAGGAACCCAGTGTGTCATTGAGGCCTGTAACAGAGTTAGAGTAAAGCGGTTGGTGTATATGAGTAGCGGGGCGGTATATGGCTTTAGTAAGGCCAACCTTTGTCGCCCAGAGCGATTCCCCATTAGAGAGGACAATGTTAAACCAGACGACAAGGACGATAACTACTATGCTATCTCCAAGCGGATATGTGAAAAACATTTAGAGAGGGCGGCGCATAAGCACAACATGACCACCATTGCCCTCCGCATGGACACCCCCACAGGCAGAAAGACCCGAGACTACCCATGCGCTAGGCCAGTATCAGAGCATTTCTATGTTTCTATAAGTAGGGAAAACATGGCCGAGGGAGTGAGGGCAGCTTGTGAAGCCGACTATCAAGGCTTTGGGGTGTTTAATATTGCTGATCCAGTTGTACCTATAGAGAGAGCAGGAAACGTCGATATTCAGGGTTTTATTCAGAAGAGATACCCGAGAGTCCCCAACTTCACCAAAGGCAATCAGTCGTTATTTGATATTACTAAAGCTAAACAATTACTAGGATACAACCCAAAATGAACGAGTCAGCACAGAAAACCCTTGACAGAATTACTCAGAAAGAGCTACACGCTCTCTTGCCTTCAGATATTGTGTTTTTGCGGGCGAGGAGCAGCTACTTAACTGAGGAGCAAAAGGAGTTTTATCAATCAATATTAACCAAACCCTCAAAGGAGGACGGTAATGAAAAAAAAGCCACTCACCAAAAAAGACGAAGGCGTAAAACACGTAAAACCAACTAAAGAAGAGTTGGATGACAAAGCCGACGAAGCGCTAAAAAAGGCAGAGAAGATTAAGGAAGAGCCTGAAAAGCCCAAAGAGCCTGAAGAGACGACTGAAACCAAAGAACCCCCCCAACCTGATTACAAGAAGAAGTTTGTGGATTCCTCAAGGGAAGCCCAGATACTCCACGCCAAGAACAAAAAGACCAACGAGGTACTTCAGAAGGCGATGGAAGTCTCTGAGCCGACTCAGGAAGAATTGGAGAAAGAATATCCCAACTGGGAGGAAATGACCACCCTGGAGCAGAGGATGGCTAAAGACAATTTAATTAACAATCGCCGTTTTCAGGTACTCGAGGAGATTACCAAGGAAAACAAGGACTTGGAGAAATGGCAGGGAGAGGTAGATAAATTTGTTAAAGACCCAAAGACCCTAAACAAAACACCAGAATTAGAGGGCAGGGAGGACGAGTTTATCTTGTTTGCCACCAAGCCTACCCGAAGAAATGTAGAATTTGAGGTTTTGGTATCGGCTTTTCTCCACGACGCTACTAAGACGACCTCTAAAAAGAAAGGCGCTATGTTTGAAACTGGTACTGGTGGCCCAAGCACCAAAAGCAAGCCAAAGTCTGACAAAATTACTCTAGAGCAAGCCCGAAAACTCAGGACAACCGACTACAATAAGTACAAGGAATATCTTAAGTCGGGCAAAATAGACACAACCATAGCTTGACAAGAAATATTTTAGTTCGCTACTCTTAGCTTAGTTCTTCCAAACCCCTGTTAGGGACGGTAAAGAAACATTACTTAGTCTTTAACAGGAGGTGAAATGTCTTCAGCATACGCAACTACAATCGCTGAGGGATTTTCCCAGAAACTTCTGAGAGAGGTATATGATCGCAGCTTAACTGATGTGATTGTAAACCGTGATTATGAAGGGGAAATCAACGGCGTTGGTTCTAAACTGAACATTCTTAACTTCGCTCGTATCTCTGAACAGACCTATACAAAAGGTGGTCTGTCTGTCGAGGATCTATACGAAGTCAATGCGGAACTTGTAATAGATCAATATAAATCATTCTACTGGAGAGAGTACACGATTGACCGCTGGCTCTCCTACATTAAAAACCCCCACTCAACCGTTGTGCAGCAAAAAGCAGGTGAACGTGCCAGAAATATGGACTTGTTCACTCTGGCTTTGTACGGCGACGTTGCCGCAGGGAATAGGGTTGCTACTGACTACACCACTGGGACAGTTACAATCACCGCCACCACAGGGGCAGTCGTTGGTGCTGGAACAACCTTTACTGAGGCCATGGAAGGCCGAGGTTTTAAGGCAGACGGCCATGATAAGTGGTACAGGGTAAAAACCTACACAGACCCTACTCACATCACCATCGAAAACGACTCAGACGATGAAACGTCTGCATATGACGGTGGAGCGATTGCTGGTGGATCTAGTTACACCATCGAAGCGGCTACCGTGTTGCAAATCTCTACTTCCAACCTCTTGCAATACGTGTCCAAACTCAAGGAGAAATTAGACATCGCTGACAGAAATGAGAAATCTACTGTTCCTGATACAGACCGATGGTTAATCGTCCCCCCAGAGTTTGAAACCATGCTGGTTCGAGCCTCTGGTGTAGCGCTGCACGTGCCTGAAGCCTATCAAGAGCTAGTGAAAAAGGGCTTTATAACCATGCTTCAGGGCTTTAAGGTCTATAAGTCTAATCGTCTTACTGGTAATAACACCGACGGCTTCCGTGTCCTCGCTGGACACCCAGGCTGGTGTACATTTGCCGAGAAGCTCTTAGAAGCGGACATTGAAGAGGACTTGACTGGCGACTTCGGTTCAGCCTACAAAGACCTCTTTGTGTACGGAGCCAAAGTAGCCGACGCAAGAAGGCACTTTGCCGCTGAAGGTTTTTGGAAATTCTAAGTTAATTAAGGGAGGGTGGTACTTAGCCACCCTCCCACCCAAGGGGTAAAATGGCTGTCTTTGAACTCAAAAAGGACTTATCAAGAGAAGCGAGAAACGAGCTTGCAAGAATTGAAGCCCTTGATTCTAGTGAACGCAACGATACCCAGAGCGATTTTTTGACGGCATTAGACCCTTATAGAACAAACAAAGTCCTTCGCTATCATGACTCGGGTGGTGAAATCCCCGATAGCTCAACCGACTATATTCTTGAGGCAGAAGGCAACACCGTCCCCACTGGCTATACGGGTTTTGTTAAAGGTGCTTATTTCAGAGACCTAGACAAAACTGGCCTAAATGTTTACATCAACGTGGGCGACGAAGATTCTGCTTCGTGGATGTTGATGGCGGCGGGTCAAGTTTCCCCATCCCCATCAGTATCTGTCTCACCGTCTCCCTCAACTTCAGCCTCTGCATCCGTTAGTGCTAGCCCTTCAGTTTCACCCTCCGCCTCAGTTAGCCAGTCATTGTCACCCAGCCTTAGTCCATCATCTTCAGTATCTCCCAGTGCCAGCCCATCAGTCAGTCCCTCGGCCTCGCCAAGTATCAGTATCTCGTTATCTCCCAGTGTTAGTATTTCTCTATCACCATCACTCTCAGTTAGCCCGTCAGCCTCAGTTTCGCCATCTGCATCCATCAGTTTATCTCCATCAGCCTCAATCAGTCCGTCAGCCAGTCCATCCTTGTCAGTCTCCCCCTCGCTCAGCCCATCTCTTAGCGGCTCACTATCTCCTTCACTATCAGTTAGCCATTCGCCAAGTCTTAGCCCGTCAGCCTCAGTTTCCCCTTCAGGTAGTCCATCATTATCACCTTCCGCCACACCCAGCCCCTCACCCTCCGTTTCAGCTAGCCTTTCTCCATCCCTTTCCCCATCCCTATCCCCAAGCCCCTCGGCCTCACCCTCCCTTAGTGGCTCTCCTTCACCATCACTCAGTCCGTCTGTTTCGGTTAGTAAATCCCCTTCACCCTCACCCAGCCCCTCGGCCTCTCCTTCGGCCAGCGCTTCAACGACCCCCAGCGGCTCTCCCAGTCCATCTACCTCAGTTAGTTTATCGTCCTCTCTTAGTCCGTCGCTGTCTGGTTCACCCAGCCCCTCAGTGTCGGTTAGCGCTAGCCCGTCTCTATCGCCCTCAGCCTCATCTTCTCCAAGCGCTAGCCCATCTTTATCTCCATCTGTTTCAGTTTCACTTAGCCCCTCGCCGAGTCCTTCGACATCAATCTCTTACTCGCCCAGTGTTTCACCTTCAGCTTCTCCATCCCTGTCTCCAAGTCCATCACTATCACCTAGCTTATCAGAATCACCAAGCCCATCATTCCCAGATGTATAGAGGTAAACTATGATTTTAGGAAGTAGATTTGACTGGCAAGATGTAGTAGGGATTCTTCCCCCAGCCACAGCCCTGGCAAGAACGGTAGACTCGAGCATTGATTCAGCCACCAACATCAAACTCAATGATGAGACTACTCTAATCCAGGTTTACGCTATTACCAAGGACGTGTACTTAAAGTGGGCAGACAACGATAAAGACTATGTAAAAGCAGACAACTTTGATGAAGTGATAATTGCGGGGACGATAGTTAATCTCCTCGTTCCCAGAAAAAGAGACGGAACATTTTATACAGAGATTTCCGTACTTAGTAGAGAAGCCAGTGCAACAGTGATTGTGATTGAAAAATAGCCCTTGCGTTGAGATATATTTTTTGTATTAAATTGATCCTGTATGAAAAAGGATCTAGTTTCTGTCGTTATCCCCGCCAGAAATGAACCATATCTCCAGAAAACGATTTTAGACCTGATTGACAAAGCTACCCAAGAAATTGAGGTGGTTCCCGTATTAGACGGCTACTGGCCGCCAGCCAATGAAATGGTTAACGACCCCAAAGTTATTTACATCCATTTCGGGGAAGCTCGGGGCATGAGACAGGCTATCAATGCCGGAGTGGACAAGGCTAAGGGTGAGTATATCTTCAAAGTAGATGCTCACTGTATGTTGAGCCAGGGCTATGATGAAGCCCTTAAAAAAGACTGTGAGAAGGACTGGGTAGTGGTTCCTAGAAGAAAGCGGCTAGAGCCTGAGTTGTGGAGCATTATTCACGATGGCAGGCCAGACATTGATTACCTTTATCTAGCCCACCCAGAAAATGAGAGTGTCTGGGGCGGTAAGGGATTACAGGCTAAAGAGTGGCGGGATAAAAACCTCGACCCCAAACTCAAGGAAAAGTTGATTGATGATCTTATGACTGCACAGGGATCAGCCTGGTTCCTCAAGCGTGATTACTTCTACTGGTTAGAGTTAATGGATGAGGAGAATTACGGCCAGTTTGCCAAGGAAATGCAGGAGATAGGCTTAAAATGCTGGTTGTCAGGTGGTAGGATGGTAAGGAATAAAAAGTGTTGGTATGCCCACTGGCACAAGCCCAAGAGCCACGGGCGGGGCTATTCACTTAGTAAGGAACAGTGGGCTAAAGGAACGGCTTATACTAACAAGTGGATGGATGGCAAGGCTTGGCACAAGCAGAAACACAATATTAAATGGCTGGTGGATAAATTCGCACCAGTACCAACATGGGAGGATCATGCAAAACAAACAAGGTAAAGTCGATTATAAAGTTCTCTATGCCCAGGCGGTCTATGGGGTTGAGGAGAAAAAAGCCGTTTTAGAGTCATTAGAGAACCCCTGGCTAGCGGCTGGCCCTAAAGTAGCTGAATTTGAACAGAAAATAGCTGATTTATTTGGGCATCAGTACGGTATCGCTACTAACTCAGGATCATCGGCTAATCTACTAGCTTTTGAGATGCTTGATCTTCCTCCAGGCAGTGAGGTTATCACTCCCGCCTGTACTTTTAGCACTGTGGTTTCGTCTCTGCTACAAAATAACCTTGTCCCTGTATTTGTCGATTCGGTTATAGGTAGATACGTAATGGATGAAGATTTAGTAGAGCAAGCCATTACCCCCAAGACTAAGGCTATCATGGCTCCGCATTTAATCGGCGGGGTGGCAGACCTAAAGAAGCTCAGAGAGATTTGCGACACGTATCATTTAGCACTCGTTGATGATAGTTGCGACACACTAGGAGTTAAAATAAACAACCGTCCATCGGGCTATTATAGCGATATTTCTACCACCAGCTTTTATGGCTCCCATATTATTACTGCGATGGGCTTTGGTGGTATGGTGTGTTTGAGCGACAGGGTTAAGCACACTAGGGGAATTCTTTTGAAAGACTGGGGGCGACTTAATGCCGACGGAGAAGGTTTTGAGGAAAGGTTTGGCTACCAGATTGACGGTATCCCCTACGATTCTAAGTTTCTTTATGGGGAGTTTGGCTACAACTTAAAGATGAATGAGGCGGCGGCGGCTTTTGGATTAGAGCAGTTAAAGCGCCTACCTGGATTTATCAAGCAGAGAAATGAAAACTTCTTAACCATGCTCAACTACTTTAGGCTTCACAACGACTGGTTTCACTTACCTAAAGTTTTAGACGGCCACGCCACTCTCGGCACTAAGGCTAGAACCAATTGGTTGGCTTTCCCCTTAACGATTAAGAAGGGAGCGCCATTTGCCCGTTTTCAACTGCTTAAATACCTAGAAGATCATGGCATCCAGACCAGAGTATTGTTTGCGGGCAACATTACCCGTCACCCCGCTTATCGTACCTCTCCAGACAAATTCAGGATTGCCTCAGAGCTTAAAAACGCTGATCTAATTATGGAAAACGGTTTATTACTAGGTTGTCATCAGGGCATGGACGGCAAGCAGGTCGAGTATGTTCTGGAGGTTGTGGGAGAATTTCTTAAAAATGTGGCTAAGTAAAACACCCCTAGACATTTCTATCATCTACTATACTTCCAACCACCTCGACACCCAGAACCCTATATTTGTCGAGAACACCAGAAAACACCTACTTAAAGTAGTTGGCGACCATCCGCTTATCAGCGTCTCCCAAAAACCCATGAACTTCGGGCAGAATATCTGTATGGGGGACATAGGCAGATCACACTTAAATATCTATAGGCAGATACTAGCTGGTTGCAAGGCGGCCACCAGTAAATATGTGGCTATGGCCGAGGACGATATTTTGTATTCCTATAACCACTTCCACACCACTGTCCCCAAAGATGATGTGTTTTTGTTTGACATGAACCGATGGAGCATCTTTACCTGGACTAAGCCGCCCATGTTTTCCTACCGTACTAAGAGGCGGGTAGTCAACCAGCTTATCGCTCCCAGAAAACTATGGATTGAAGCCCTCGAAGAAAGGTTTGAGCGGGCAGAGTTTCTAATGAAGCAGGGAAAGAGTGAGGCTGAGGTGATTCACTACTGGGGCGACCCAGGCAGGTATGAAGCCCTGCTGGGAGTTACTGTAAGGAAAACCGCCGACTTTTATTGTAATTTACCCAGTATCGTGTTTACCCACCCCAAGGCTTTTGGGTATGAATCAAATCATGGCAACAGAAAGCGCCTGGGCGACTTAAAAGCAATTGAATTAGTAGATATCGGCAGAGCCGAGGATATAGTGAGGTTTTACTATGAACCCAAAGAGCTTTAGTATTTTTTGTGCCAGGGGTGGAGCCGCCAACGTGAGAGGCATCCAAGTAGCTGATTTTTTAGGAGCCAAGCTTAATCCCACCAAGGGCTATGAAAACGATATTTGTATCTACGTCAAGATTACTCCCCCAGAGAAACACCCCAAATCGTCTTATTTGGATGTGGTGGATGCTGACAGGGCGGTTAAATGGCTCAAAACACATCCCAAAGTGGGAGTAATTGCTATTTCCCAGGTGGCCAAAGATTATCTTCAGAAGACCCTAAAAAGAAAAGATGTGGTTTTTATCCCTCATCACCACTGCAACTATGAAAGCTGGGTTAGGCCGTTTGATCGGGAGGTCAAGACGGTGGGAGTGATAGGTAGCCGCACCGCCCTACAGTACCCAGTTAAGAAACTAAGGAAGCAGTTGAAGGAAATCGGTTTAGAGCTTCGTTATGAGGAAGATCACTGGAAGCACTATAACAACGAACCCGACAAAAACGGCAAAGATAGCCGTGAGAAAGTCTGCAACTTTCACAAAACCATTGATATTCAGGTGGTGTGGAGGCCAGAGTGGAGGGCGGCAGTAGAGAAACTAAGAAGCCCCTTAAAGTTAGAAAATGCTGGCTCGTTTGGTATTCCTACAGTAGCTTTCCCTGAGCCGAGTTATCTTGACGAGTGGAACGATTGCTTTATTGAGACAAGGACAATAGACCACCTACTTGATAGCTGTAAAGAACTCAAGGAGAATAGGGCTTATTACCAGTATTACGGCGGCAAGGCGCTCTCAAAAGCCCAGGCATACCACCATCAGTATATTAGTGAGCTTTATAAATACTTACCCCATAAAGAATGATAGCTGTAGTTGTACCCACCATCAGGCCGGAAAAAATGAAGGTGTTTATGGATGCTTGGTTTAACCTGTTTTGGAAGCATAAGGTGTTTTTGTTTCAGGTAAACGATGGTAAAGACCCATACATTTATTCAGAGTCGGGCAAAAAGTGGCGACTAGACGATCTTGGTAAGATAAGCGACTTAATCTATAACTTTAATGACGGAGTGAGAAACTTTGCTTTTGCAATTATCGCCAGATATTACCCAGAGATTGACATAATTATTTCCCTTGATGACGATGTGAAGCCTGTGGGCGACCCCATCCAAGACCACCTAGACGCTCTTAAACGGCGTGTGCCTGTCTCTTGGCTATCTACCGCCTCAGAATACACTCGAGGCTTTCCTTATGGCATACGAGACGAAGCCGAGGTGGTTTTATCTCATGGTGTCTGGGAGGGTGTGGCCGACTGGGATGCTTCGACCCAGTTAGTCAAAGGCAATCAGCCAGTCGAATTCTATAAAGGATCAATACCCAAGGGTTGTCTATTCCCCCTGTGTGCCATGAATTTTGCCTTTAAGCGTAAACTGTTGCCCTACATCTACCAAGCTCCCATGTTCGGCGACCTTAATCGGTTCGCCGACATTTGGGGCGGCATAGAGGCCAAAAAAGACATTGACAGATTGGGGTGGGCGGCGGTAACTGGGTATTCGACGGTTAAGCATGATCGAGCATCAAACGTGTTTAATAATTTGGTAAAAGAAGCCAAGGGGATTAAACTCAACGAAAATTATGGCCTAGACGACTATTTTGAATTATTCTTTAACAAGAGAAAAAGGTGGATCGAGTGGATCAAAAAACACTCTGGGAAAAACTAGCCCAGAAGAACTCCAGATACTACATTAACTCCGACTATGGCAAAAACATCACCAAAGATGAGTTTCGTCAAAGCGGGGCGCAAGATTACCTAGCGCACATCAAGAGTGATGAGGTTCTTACTAAGAGGATAAATTTTGGCAAGGCTACCATAATTGACTTGGGGTGTGGTACGGGAAGAATGACAGAATTTATGGTGACTGATTTTGGTAGAGTTATCGGGCTAGACATATCTAGGGAGATGGTCAAACAAGCCAGAAAAAGAGTTATTGGAGCGGAGTTTATTGAAACCGACGGCCAGACCATTCCCCTACCAGACGAGTCGGTTGATTTGGTGTTTTCCTATTTAGTTTTTCAGCACATCAAGACTAAAGAGATGGTAGAGAAGAATTTTGAGGAAGTCTATCGGGTGCTGAAACCTAAAGGAATATTTAAGGTTAGGATACGCTCAGACAAGCTAGAGAGCTTGGAACCTTGGTGGGCGGGCGTGTCTTACACCGAGCAGTCCATTGGTAAATTGTGTCAAAGATTAAAATTTAAAATCTTGAGGACAGAACCAGTCGGCGATTATGGCTTCTGGGTCTGGTTAAAAAAATGAGTCAATGGGAAGATGGCAAACGCCAAACATTAAAGTTTTACTACTTAAAATCAAAATGGAAGTTTAGGCAGTTTAACAAGAAATTCCGCCTAGCGACTTATTTTGATTCAATGATAGGAGACAAGAAGGAAGTCAAGATTGCTGACTTGGGGGCGGGAGTGGTATCAACTACAGGCAACCAGCACCCCTCCGCTAAGATTATTCTTTACCCCTCAGACATTCTAGCCGACAAGTTTAACGAATTTTTAAGGCGTAAAGATAAAAGGTGGGGTAAAGACTTGGAGAACGGGTATAAACCCCTTTATCCCATAGAACAGCAGGACATGGAAAACTTAACTTATGAAAACAATTTTTTTGATATTGTCCACGCTGTCAATGCACTAGACCACTGTAATAATGCCTATAACGCCATAAAAGAGATGTATCGGGTCTGTAAGCCTGGGGGGTGGATTTATTTGAGGCACTTCCCCGACAATGCTAGAGGCCAGCACTACCAAGGCTTCCATCAATGGAACATCACCCCCACTAGGGATGATTGCCTCTTTTGGAGTAGGGAAAGGCAATTTTTCCTGTCGGAGTGTGTGCCTGGTTTTAAGACAGAGGTGAGACGGGAACTAGACTATGAACCCGATAACATGGTAATTTCTAAGGCGCAGAAATGAATACGATTGTCTTTTACTCTTCTAATCGAGAAAAACCCGACCTACAAGACAAGATAGCCAAGAATTTGATAAAAGCCTCTCACGGCTTGCCTATAATCTCTGTTACCCACAAGCCGATGAAGCTGGGAATAAACATTTGTGTGGGTGAAATGGAAGCTTGTAACCACAACCTATTCCGCCAGATACAGATAGGGGCTAAACTAGCAACGACCTCCTTTATAGCCCACGCTGAGGCCGACTGTCTCTACCCACCAGACTACTTTCAGTATATGCCTAAAAACATCAACGAGAGCTACAAATGCACCAACAATTATGTTTTGAACGAGTGGGGTAAGGGAGAATATAGCGGCTTTTACCCCAAAGAGTTTGGAACCTTCTCACAAATTACAGGCAGAGAACACTTGATTAGAGAAATTGATTGGGTATTAAGGGATAGGCCGTTTTGGGATAAAAAAAGAACCAACGAGCGCCCAATTGAGATTTTCAGGCGCAGAAGATGGAAACTGTTTGATATTGACAGGCCCGTTGTCAGCGTTAAGACTGAGCAGGGCATGAGTAAACATACTAAAATAATCGAGCCGCCAGTGGACGAGATACCCTACTGGGGCAAGGCCGATGATCTAAGAAAGGAACTATTCAAATGAAATACTGGCCACATTGGAGCAGCCACTACCCAATTTTAATTAAAGTTATGCAACAGACCTCTGGGGATGTGCTGGAGTTGGGGATAGGTATGTTTAGCACCCCACTATTACACTGGATGTGTTTTGACATGGGTAGAAACTTAGTTTCTTACGAACACGTCAGAAAATACTACGATATGCACAAACACTTCCACAAGTCGTTCCATCAAGTAAACTTTGTTGAGAACAATGATTGGGACGCAATCGACATTGATAAGCCCTGGTCAGTGGCTTTTGTAGATCATGGACACAGGCGAAGGCGGGAGGAAACCAAGAGATTGGTTAAAAATACCCAGTTTGTGATTATTCACGACACTCAGCCAGAGGATGATAGGTTATATGGATTAGCCAATGTTTACCCTCGGTTTAAGTACCGTTTTAACTACACCAAAGAGAAGCCTTGGACTACGGTATTATCAAATTTTGTCAATTTATCAGAGGTGCTTAAATGAACCAGCTGGGCAAACCCCAACCAGATAGTGATGTTATCAATCAAGAGCCGAGAGTGCTACTAATTGGGTATGGGTGGGTGGGGCAGTATATGGGCGGACTGTTTAGAAGCGCCGACTATGTTAGGAGTGATGGGGTGGTAAGGAACCAGGAGGATAAGCCGATTTATAAAACGGTTGATCCAGCCACTCTTAAATACGATTTGGCTATTATCTCGGTTCCTACCCCCATGAACCCCAGAAGTGGCCAGTGTGATACCTCAATTGTGGAAAAGAGCGTGGAAAAGTACAAGGACATTGTGGATTACTTTTTAATTAAAAGCACGGTAGAGATAGGCACAACCGATAGATTGAGAGAGAAGTATGAGGTGAAGATTGCCATGAGTCCTGAGTATGTGGGTGAAACTCTAGGCCATCCCCTGACTAACCCAGACCGTAACCAATTTCAGATTATCGGCGGCAAGCGCCATGCCAGGGAAAAGATTGCCGAGTTTTTCCGCTATGTGTTGACCGCCAATGCCGAGATTCTGCTATGTTCTGCCAAAGAAGCAGAGGTAATCAAGTATTGTGAGAACTACTGGATTATGAGGCGGGTGGATTACTGGAATGATGTGCATGATATTTGTCGGGCATTTAACCAGTCTTTTGCTCAGGTTAGGGAAGGATTAGTGCTTGATCCCCGCATGAACCGTACCCATTCCAATGTGTACCCTAAAAATAGAGGCTGGAGTGGTAAGTGCCTTCCCAAAGACATGAACGCCCTGGCCTATTCGTTGCGTCAATCTGGTCTAAAAACCCTAGAACACCTGATTTTCAAGAACGCCCTGTACTGGCGTAAGGGCTATAAAGACAAAAATCAATTACTCCCTGATAGCTGGAAAAAATGAAATACGATCTGTCAGTTTTAATCGCCGCCAGAAACGAGGAATTCCTAAGCAGAACGGTTGAGGGGGTGCTAAAAAATAAGCGTGGTCTTACTGAAGTAATTGTTGTCTGTGATGGTAACTGGCCTGATCCTCCAGTGACAGATCACCGTGACGTTACCTTGGTTTACCACGCTACTCCCATCGGGCAGAGGGCGGCGGTTAATGAGGCCGCTAATGTTTCTCGGGCTAAATATGTAATGAAGCTAGACGCTCACTGCATTGTTGATGAGGGCTTTGACGTAAAGATGATGAGGGATATGCAGGATGATATGACTATGGTTCCAGCCATGTATAACCTTCATGCCTTTAACTGGAGGTGTACAAAGTGTGGTAATGAATGGTATCAGGGGCCAACTCCCAGATTCTGTAACGACCCAGGAGAGAAGAGGACTAAAAACAAGGCTTGTGACAGCACTAAGTTTGAGAGGGTGATGGTCTGGAAACCCAGACTAAGCCGGAGAAATGAATTTTATCGCTTCGATACTACCCTACATTTTCAGTATCACGGGGCTAGAAAGAAACACCCAGAAGCGATGCTTGATGTAGCAGAAACCCTGTCGCTACAAGGTTCGTGCTTTATGATGACCAGGAAGAAATACTGGGAATTAGGGGTGTGTGATGAAGCCTTTGGCTCCTGGGGACAGCAGGGAACAGAGGTGGCTTTGAAAACCTGGCTTTCTGGCGGTAGGGTAGTGGTTAATAAAAAAACTTGGTATTCACATCTATTCAGGACCCAGGGGGGAGACTTTAACTTTCCCTACCCCCAGAACGGTAGGCAGATAGAACACGCCCGCCAATACTCCAGAGAGTTGTTTTTATACAACCGCTGGCCTAAGCAGAAGCACCCACTATCCTGGCTAATCGACAAGTTTAAGCCTCTACCAGACTGGCACGATCCCAAGGGAAAGAAAATGTTAGACCTAATTAACAAAGAAGGGGAGAAGTTCATGAAACCCACCAAAGGCATTGTGTACTATACCGACAATCAGCTTACTTTGAAGATTGCCCACCCGTGTAAAAAACAGATTAAATCTATCGGTTTACCGATTGTTAGCGCTTCCCTAAAGCCCATGCCCGATATGGGTAAAAACATACACATCAAGATGGAGCGGGGTTACATGGCCTACTTTACCCAGATTCTCAAAGCCATAGAAGCCTCGGAAGCTAAGTATATTTTCTTTTGCGAACACGACTGGTTATACCACCCATCACACTTTGAATTTACCCCACCTCGGGATGATACTTATTACTACAATCTCAACTGGTGGCGATTGAGAGCATCTGATGGGCATTGTCTCTACTATGATAGCAAGCTCTTACCCTCGATCTGTGCATCACGTGAGCTACTACTCCAACACTATCAGAAGCGGATGGAGAGGTTGTTAGCTGGTGAGAATTCGACTAAAGATATTCTAGGAATGGGGTTTGAGCCAGGAACCCACAACCGAGAACAGAGAATAGACGACTACAAATCTGATGTTTGGAGATCAAAATACCCCAACATAGATATTCGCCACACGACTAATCTCAGCGCTACCAGATGGAAAAAGTCACAGTTTAGGAATCAAAAATATACTCAGGGATGGACTGAAAAGAAGTGTTTTGATATAGAGGGATGGGATTGGAGTGGGTTTGGGTTCATTGGGACTTGGGTTGTGTTGAGATAGTTTTGTTTTCTTAAATAGAAAGCATGGCTAGTTGTACTTGGGGACTCTTTGTTGAAGATTTCGATACCGACCTAGACGACTGGACGGACACCAGCAGTAATGGGGCGGTGTCTGAAATTGATCCGTCTGGACAGTGGCATGGCGATATTAGGTCGGCTTCCGCCAATGCTATTGCTCGTATTACTCAAGATATGGGCAGCATGGGGAGTGGCAATCTAACCGTGTTGATGCGCTTTAAGGCAGACCAGTGGGATGGTTTTGGGAATAGTAATTGGGGAATAAAACTAATTATTGATGGGGGTGCGTGTAGGGTAGCTGTTTTTCTAGCGAATGATTATAGTGGCCCTTTTGGTAGTGGGGATGGTATTTGGGTATATGACGGGGCTGCTTATGTTAAGGTTTTGACTAAGACCTGGGATAACGATTGGCACACGATCCAGCTTGATATTCACAATAGCCAAACAGATGTTGATATTTACGTTGATGATAGCCTGGAAGTTACAGACGCAGACGCTTCGTATGCAAGCATTACAGATGGACAGATTCAACTTACTGGCGGAGGAACGGTAGCTGGTAATGGCGAATATCACGTTGACTACATAAAGATTAACGACGGCCTATGCACTCCCGTTTTTGGCTCACCTTCCCCTTCCCTGTCTCCATCCCTTTCACCCTCAAGCAGTGTTAGTCCAAGCGCCTCTATTTCACCCTCGCCTTCAGTTAGCGTCTCTTTGTCGCCCTCGGTGTCTGCGTCGGCTTCGGTGTCACTTAGCCCCTCTGTTTCTGTTAGTTTAAGTCCTTCTGTTTCAATTTCTCTTTCTCCCTCCCTGTCTCCCTCAGTTTCAATCAGCCCCTCTCCCTCTGTTTCAATTTCTGCTAGTCCATCCATTTCAATTAGTTTATCGCCATCTTTAAGCCCCTCTCTTTCTCCGTCACTGTCTTTGTCGCCGTCCCCCTCCTTATCGCCCTCATCTTCAGTCAGTCCCTCTCTTTCTCCCTCCCTGTCGGCTTCATTGTCCCCATCCCTATCTCCGTCTCTATCTTTATCTCCGTCTCCGTCATTGTCCCCGTCCCTGTCGTTGTCCCCATCGCCCTCACTGTCGCCCTCACTCAGCCCGTCTCTTTCAGTGTCTCCAAGTGCTTCTCCCTCATTGTCCCCTTCAGTCTCGATTTCATTAAGCCCATCGCTCTCTCCCAGTATCAGTATTTCTCCCAGTTTGAGTCCAAGCCTCTCGCCCTCTTTGTCGCCCAGCTCTAGTGTTTCTCCGTCAGCCAGTATTAGTCCATCACCCAGCGCTTCTATTTCTGCCTCACCGTCTCTGTCTGCCTCTCTTTCACCCTCGCTTTCCATCTCTCCGTCGCCGAGTGAAGGCTATCAATTATATACTCGAGGCGATGAGGCGGCCTTACCAACAGGAATACTTGATTTAGAAAACAACTACTCCGCCCAAGACATAATTGATGTGGCAGACAAAGATGATGTGAGAGTGGGGCAAACTGGTATGGGGCAATACATGATCCACCAGTTTAAGGATTTTGTGGGAGCTAATAATACTTGTCAGCTGGAGTGGGAAGGACAAAGCTCGCTTGCTCCATCTTCTTCAAGGGTTTATTTACAAATCTTTAATAGAAATACTCCGGCCTGGGAAACGGTTGATAGTGATAATACCAGTAATGCCGACACTGATTTCACTCTTACCGCAGAAAAAGCAGATTTAACCCACTACAAAGATGCTAGTAACGTAATATGTTGCAGAGTTTATCAGGAGGCTACATAAATAAATTTGTAAATTTTTAGGAGGCAAATGGCCCAAAAAGATTTTTCCCAAATGAATAGAAATTTTAATGGGATTCAATTTTCGGAATTGAGGAAAAAAATTGATGGAAAATATAATCTGGTTCACGACGAACTGTCTGATTGTTATTACAACAAAAAACCTTTTGGGGAGTACGGAATTTTAACCAAGGAAGTTTTTGATAAATTACATGGTTTGATTTTTCTTCTCAGAGACGTTGAATTTCATCAAGAAAACCTCAAACAACCTGAATCAGAAAGAATACCCGAGGTTAAATACAACAATATTTATGATTCCTCTGGAAATATTGTTGGAAAAAAGTTTGATAAGACAACTCAAAAAATAAACGACTTGGCGACTGAAGGAATTGTTCTGAGAATTTAATATGAAAGCAGTTACTAGATCACAACTAACACACACAGCCGATGGTTCTTGGAGTGATATTGACATCACTTCTTATGTTGGGGGTGATGCGGGAAGTGTTGCCCTTGTCTATTTGGAAATCATAGTAAGCGCAACAGCAGACGGAGACTGTGTGGGTGTTCGCAAGAATGGCTCAACTGATGGAAATGGGCAATTAGATCAAGGGCATATTTTTGTAGCCGTAGGTGTTGATTCTAGTGATATTTTTGAGGCTTATACTGAAGATGCTTCGGAAATTGAGATATATATTCTTGGTTATGCTACAACCGCTGAAGCCGGATCACTAACTAATCGTGTTCAAAAAACTTTAACCAGTGATGATACCTGGGAAGATGTAGATATTTCGAGTGATACGGGCGGTGATACGGCTATTGTTGTTTTTGTTACTGTCCATCAAGCAAATCCTTTTGGCGGAAAAGAAATTGGACTGAGAAAAAACGGTTCTTCTGACACAAGATATGGATTAGTAGGTGGAATTAGGTGGAATGCGGGTGGAGTGGGTTGTGACGAAAATGAAGTTTTTGAAGCCTATCATGGAGATGTTGATGATATTGATATGTATTTATTGTGTTGGCTAACTGCCAATGCCACTACTTTTACCAATTCCAATTCCAGACATGCTACTAGTGCTGGATCATATATAGACGCTGATTGTAGTGGTTTCATTCCAGAAGGAAACAATGGAGCGCTTTTTTTCATGTACGATTCTCATAATACTCAATATTCCTGGGGAATAAGAAAAAATGGTGAAAGTTATGATAATTATTATGATATAACTTATGATCTTTGGGGTTGGGTTGAGATTGATACAGATAGAATTTTAGAACAGAAAGTAGAGGACACTGATCAAGATTTATACATTTATGGTTATACTAATGAGCCTGGTGGAGAATCGGCCTCACCATCTTTGTCCCCATCATCTTCTATCAGTCCCTCTGCTAGCATTTCCCCAAGCCCTTCACTTTCAGAGAGTCTTTCTATTTCACCATCACCTTCAGTCTCGATTTCTGCTAGTCCATCACTTTCAATTTCATTATCCCCGTCGTCTAGTGTTTCGCCTTCAGCTAGTATCTCTCCGTCTCCGTCAGTATCAATTAGTGCCTCCCCCTCGTTGTCTCAGAGCCTTAGCCCTTCAGTTTCAATTAGTCTCTCACCCTCATCTAGTGTCTCCCCCTCGGCTTCAATCAGCTTAAGTCCTTCTCTTTCACCGTCATTGAGTATTAGTTTATCCCCGTCGCTTTCTCCCTCTTCTTCAGTTAGTCCCAGCGCTTCAATTTCGCCGTCTCCTAGTGTTTCTATATCAGCCTCACCATCCTTGTCTCCCAGTTTAAGTCTTTCCCTATCACCATCTCTCTCACCAAGCTCTAGTCAATCTCCTTCAGCCAGCGTTTCTCTCAGCCCGAGCGTCTCAGTTTCTTTATCTCCTAGTCTATCCCCCTCGTCGAGTATCAGCCCATCAGCTAGTATAAGTTTGTCGCCGTCCCTATCTCCATCATTGAGCCAGTCCCCGTCTGCTAGCCCATCACTGAGTCCGTCGTTGTCGCCCTCGTTGAGTATCAGCCCCTCGGCTTCACCTTCCCTCTCACCCAGCGCATCGGTTTCTCTCTCACCCAGCCCTAGTCCGTCGGTTTCAGTCTCGCTTTCTCCAAGCCTCTCCCCTTCGGCTAGTATTTCTCCGTCAGCCAGTCCCAGCCTGTCACCTAGCCTGTCCCCGTCGGCATCCTTTTCACCAAGCCCATCCGTTTCTGTGTCGGTATCTATTTCTCTCTCGCCCTCAGCTAGTCCGTCGCTTTCACCATCAATTTCTGTTTCTCTCAGTCCTAGCGTTTCGATTAGTTTAAGCCCATCCGTTTCGGCTTCCTCCAGTGTCTCTCTAAGTCCCAGCCCCAGCCAGGCAGAACATGAGCTATTAACTGATTACTGGGCGGTTACTTTCCCCGCCAGTTCACCCTCCCTCTCACCATCGTTGTCGCCCTCCCCATCTCCTTCACTGTCTCCATCGGCTTCCATTTCGTTAAGTATCTCTCTGTCTCCCAGTGCCTCTGCGTCGCCCTCTTTGTCGCCGTCCCTTTCCCCGTCAGTATCGGCCTCACTTTCTCCTTCACTATCAGCCTCTCTTTCTCCCAGCGCCTCAATTTCTCTGTCGCCTTCACTCTCTCCCAGTGTCTCGCCCTCTATTTCACCCTCACTCTCACCAAGTTTTTCACCCTCGTTTTCCTTTAGCCCGTCGCCGTCAATTAGTCCCAGTCTTTCTCCTAGCCTGTCGCCCTCACTATCTCCTTCTGGTAGCGCATCTTTAAGCCCCTCGCTTTCACCATCGCTCAGTCCTTCACTTTCACCAAGCGCATCACCCTCCCCAAGCCCTTCACTATCTCCGTCTCTATCGCCGTCATTTTCACCCAGCTTGTCTATCAGTCCCTCACCTTCCCCGCCAGCCTGGACAGACCACTATTCACGCCCAGGCAACGAGTGGGAAAACAAATATAGCGAAACAGGCAACGAGTGGACAGACAAGTATTCTTCGACGGGGAATGAATGGGCGGACAAGTATTCAGACGCAGGGAACGAATGGACAGATAAATACTCAAGGACTGGCAACACCTGGACTAATAAATATAGAAGCTGGCTAGACTAGAAATAATTTAATTTGTTACTTTGAATATATGTCTCACTATGTTTTTGATAAATTCTCTGGCGGTTTAGCCGACTTCAACCACAAAGGGGTTGAAGGGGCTTTTAAGTTTGGCAAGAACCTCTCCATCAGGAGACAGGCCGATTCCCTTTTTTGCCAACAAACCACGCTAGATGAAGGTTTAATTACCTCAGCTTCTCCCTCCCTCTCGGTTTCACCCTCATTGAGTAAGTCCGCCTCACCGTCTTTGTCGGCCTCAGCTTCTCCCAGCCCCACTCCCAGTCCTTCTTCCTCGGTGTCTCCATCAGCAAGCCTCTCTCCCAGCCCTTCTCCCACTCCCAGCGCCTCTATTAGTCCCAGTCCTTCTTTGTCGGCAGAGGTAACTTCTGTGTTTAGAGACTTAATCAAGTTTTTTGTCAAAGCCTCAGACGGTTACACCTACGGTTTTGGCTCGGCTGGCTACATCTATAGAAGAGACGCTGACGCTTTTTGGCAGAGGGTATATAAAGACCCAGACGGGGAAATAAAGGGGGCAAGTGAGTGGTTTTCTAGTTCAGGGAAAGCATATCTATACTGGGCGACAAACACCACCCTACACCGAAAAGAATTGCCAGGACAATCCGACTGGAACGATGTTGATGCTGATGCTGGTTGGCCTAAACAAGACTTGACCCCAAGCGACTATCACACCATGACTGAGGTGGGGGGAACCCTGTTGATCTGTAATGGTCCTAAAATGGCTTATGTAAACTACAACGACTACTACACCCCAGATGCAGTTCACTTGTTTGAGTCTAAGTTGGCTAAAACCCTCATTGAGAGAAACAACAAGGCGATTATAGGAACCTACAGCGCCACCGACACGGGCAAGGGGATCAACGGCCTAATTGATGCTGAAATCCCCCTGGCTCAAGTGGGAGACGAAGGCCAGATTTTCTATGGCGACATGAATGACAGCGTACCAATGAAAGCATTACCTGGTGGCGGTCAAGTCAATCCTGGGGGAGTAACTACGCTAATCGAACAATCCAGCTTGCTTTCATGGGACTTGATGGGGCCAGAAGAAGAGCCGGAAGTTACCGCCATTACCGACGTTAAAACCATAAACAATATCGCCCTGTTTGCGGTCTATGGAGCAGACACGGGCAGGGGTGGAATTTACAGTTTTGGTAGGAAGAACAAAAACCATCCATTTGTGCTAAACCTTGACTATCAGATAGATGCTGATGAGTTAGGAGCGGTGGCGGTGGTTGATGGAACGGTAATGTTTAGTTATCAGGACGGGACAGAGCCTGGGGTTAAGGCGGTCAGGCAGGACTATAAGGCTACCGCCTATTATGAGAGCTTGGAAGTACCGCCAAACATTAAAAACAAACCGTCCGAAATCCCAGTTTGGAAGTATGCTGAGGTGTTTTGTGAACCCCTCCCCGATGGATCAAATATCGCTTTTCAGTACAAACTGAATAAAACTGGTGATTTTATTACCGCCACCAACGAGCGGGGAGACAGCACCTTTACTGCCAGAGAAGAAACCAAGGCCGTGTTTAATATTGGTGAGACAGCAGACATTTTTGAGTACAGAATCATATTAACGCCCACAGGCAATTCTAGCCCAGAGGTACATAGAGTTAAGGTGTTTTTCGACTAATGGCAGATGATAAAGTTTTATACCCAGAAACCATAGAAGATAACCCACTTCCCAATGAGGCCACAGGGGGCAACTATAAGACTTCTCAATCTACTCGTGGGGGAAGTTACTCCGCCCAAAAAACC